CTATTTCGATGGCTTTGCAATGGCGCCAATTCGTCGATAGACGCGCTCGGTAATGTCTCCTTTGGTGTGCCCCAAGAGTAGGCTCGCATCGCCGACATCGAGGATTTCCGACGCCGCTTTCGGCCTGATGTCTCTGAACTGGAAACCTCCGATTTTCTCCGCCAGCTGAACATCGCCTTTTCCTTCAGCTTCTTTCTTGGCCCTTTCTCTGGCGTCGTCCCATCGATCGCGAAGCATCTTCGCGGTCATTCGCTTGCCGCGTGCGCTCACGATCAAATAGCTGCAAATGTGCTGAGCATTGCGCTCGGCCATTTTCCCGATCAACAGGCCCAGACTGTTTGGCTCATCACCATCAGTCATCTGGATACGCAGCTTTTTATGTGTCTTGTTCTGTTGCACACCCAAGTAATTTCCCTCGACATCGTCCTTCCTCATGACCAGGACATCTGCCGGTCTTTGCCCGGTCAGATAAGCCAAGTCCATCGCGTCTTTCAGCTCTTGAGCTGCCTTCATGTAAACAGCATCCCAAACCACGTCATTCGCGTAATAGTCCCTCGGTGTTTCCTTATTTTTTCGCACGCCTTGGCAGGGATTTTCTTTGGTCGTCAGTCCCCATTCTCGAGCAATGTTGATAACGTGGGAGAGGGTGGCAATCTCGCGATTCGCCCGAACCTTGGCGGTCCGCGCGTCGCGGTACCCGGCGATAGTTGCTGGGGTGATTGAGTCGATAGGAGCGCTGTCGAACATCGGCCGAAGCTGCTTGATCTCCGCCAAATTGTCCTTCTGCGTCCGTGCCGCTTTCTTCGATACGATGTCGCGGATATATCGGTCGAAGATGCCCTTCATCGTGCGCAAATCGAGTGGCTTTTCCTTAGCCTCAAGCTCTGCCCATTTCGCTCTTGCCTGGTCCAGGTCTTTGCCCAGCGGGATGGCTTTACCGGTTAGGTCGAGATAGTAGTAGGAGATCCAGACCTTTCCGCTCTTCCGTTTTCGTGTCCACTGATACATTCGGGGAGGCAAATTGCGGGTTTCGGTCTTGCGGGGTCGCATATCAATTCACTCGCGAATAATCAGGTGTCCATGCCGGTGTAGCCGGCGGTGGGTTAGGGTCGGTATTGGTCGGGCTGACCATGCCCAGCTTCATGCGGGCATACATCCGACCAACCAGCGGGCGCTTGCCTCGGCTTTCGACGAAGACCCACTGGCGATCAATCAGCCAGCGGCGTTGGTAGGCGCGGGCCTTGTAGCCAGTTAGTCCGGCCAGCTCCTCGTCGGAGAGAATTTCAGTTTCCATTGTTATGCTCCATGCCGCGATTGGCGGCAGAAGGTGGTAATGAGTTACGCCTAGACCTTGGCCAGCGCCGAGTCGGCCATGACCATTGCAGCTTGGGCGTCATCCACGTAAGCGGGATTGAAAGCGGCGACGTCGTAGTCAGACGTCTACCCGGGCATGTCGTTAAACTCTTGGATAACCGGCGCGCAAAGGTCAGCCCTTCATTAGATTTTCTTGATAGGGTTTTTTTGTCGCCATGCCAATTGACCCTTAAGATTCGTGTCTCTGATCTTCGGGCTTTCCAAATCGCGCGTCAGTCGTGGCAATTTTTACTTGCAACTTGCGGCCGCTCGGCTAGGAGGATGTAAATGTAATTTTCATGTATCATTGAGTCCTGATGGAGTTGTCGATAACTCCGTGTGGCAGTGCTATTAGCTTGAGTTAAGGGGTTGTAACGTTTTTATGTCTAGTAAAAAAAATAACTTGGATAAATATAAGCCCTCGCTTGTTGAAGCGGGGTGCGAAGTCGATATGACCTATGGGCCTAGTGAGCTAGGGTTTGTTAGTGATGAGTTGAATTACATTCTTCGCATAGATAAAGATGATGACGGTTTTGTAGAGATAATTCTCCCGTATGAGCTTGAGGGTGATCCGGATTTTGCGAAGCGTTATGAAGTGTGTAATCACATCGCGAAGACTTATAAGTTGGTAAAGTGCTTTTATGTGGAAGATGGAGTTTTTGTTTCCACTGAATCCTTTGTTAAAAGCGTAGAGGATTTTAAGCGGTCACTGCATTATGCCTTGGAGAGTTTGCACGTCGCCTATGCAGATGCTTTGGCACGATACCCCGATGGAGTGTGAGGTCGATGTCAAAGGATGATTCTTACGCTCGACTGAGTTACTCTACCTGCTTTGCTGGGGCCGTTGGATCTTTACTTACGTATATAGTCAGCAAATATCCAAATGATGTTTTTTGGGGGGCGATTATGTTCGTGATTCCTCCCGTAACGCTCGTGGTGTACACAATTACTGATTTTATAGAATCTAGAGCTCGTGATTGGTGGGCGTCCCGCGAAGAGAAGGCGGATGTGGAATTTATTGTGAAGGAGTGCGATAGCATTATAAAGGATGAGACAATAGCGAGTAACGATAGAGATGAAGCGTTGAGAACCAGAAATTTAGCTAGGATGAGTGTGATAAAAAACAAAGCTGAGCGTTTGAAGAAGCATGAAGTTACAAGCTCTAGTGCTTCCGCGCATGCGAGCAAGCGTAATCGGTCTCCTAAGGTAAAAGCATCATAATCAACTCGGTTGTTGGTGTGTGATTATTCTAAAATTGTCCTTAAGGAGCTGAATTTTTCAATTCTCATTAAAGCCGTTGATTCATGGTGTAGGCTTATTGTTGGACGGAAATTCTGATCACTAGTTTTTTGGTGCGACTGAAATCGAGAATCTGTTTACTAGCTCAGTAAATACATACTGTGTCGCCAACTCCGACTACGCAGCTTCAGTTTGTAGTTGATCTGTTCGCCACGGATCATTAGCCCGCGCTAATACTGCCATCGGAGGTGGGCTAACGCTATTGCCGCACATGTGGACCTGCTGGGTTTTGGTGAAAGGCTTGCCGTCTGCGCCGTGGCTGATGATGTAATCGGCGGGGAACCCTTGAGCCTTGTACAGCTCGGCCGGTTGCAGCATCCGTAAACAGATGTCGACGATCACGTACGGTGTGCCCTTGATGGTGACGGTGACCAGGCCCAGCCGGTCCCTGGTGGTGATAGTTGGCGCTGGGGCGTCGGCGGCGCTCATGTTCTCGGTGCCGTAGTAGCTGATCAGGAATGCCGCGACCCGCAGCGCGCCCGCTTCTACTTCTGGCGATAGCTGCAGCTCGACCAGCGAGCTTTTGCCGCCACCGCCTGCCGTGATGGTCGGTGCTGGTTCCTCCACACCCTGGCCAACGCTGCCGCCGAACTGGCGTTCCATGAATGCGGTGACCAGCCCGAGATGGGTGCCGCCGGCGCTGATGGTGTGCAGCGGATCGGCGGCATCCCGCGCATTGCAGTTGCCTCGTAAGTGCATCAGGTTCGCCGTCACCAACTGCTGCTGGCTGCCGGTGTTGGTCACGGTGGTCATCGGGTCCTCTATGCTCTTGGCGGCCGTGGTGTTGAAGCCGCCATTCATCTGGGCCATGAAAACCGTTGAAATGCCCATGGCGTGGGCGGCACCGGCAGGGCGTTGGTAGTTGCCGCCGCTGGTGATCGTCGGCAGCGGTTCGTTGAGCGCTTTGCCTTCGTCCGCAAACCGGAACTTTACCAGGTGCGCCGCAGCGAGTGCGTGCTTCACACCACCGGCAACCACTGTTCCTAATGGTTGATCTAATCCAGGCACTCGAGGCTCTCGCCCGGCTCGCTCGCCATAACCGGTTTGAATCAGGGTAGGGCTGATCAGCGTCAGCTCGCCGCGATTGGCACAAGTCACCGTGGGCAGCGGGGCGTGTGGGTCGTTGATCCGGTCGCTGCCTTGGTGTGTTGCTGGCGCAATGATCGGGCTCGTCATGGCGAACGATCCGCCGCGTGGCCACGACGTTACAGTTCGCAGTGGCTCATGTGCGGACTGCACGCTTTCACCTGACCAGTTCGCGATCGGCACAATGAACGGGTCAGCAGCATCAATGACAAACTTCTTCATGCCCTTGGCGATGCGGCGCAGGGTTGCCGGTGCCAGCGGTTTTGGGCGGTCGAAGATGCTTTTGCTCGGGATGGTCCAGTCGATGCATTCGCCGGCGGTGCGCCACTTCTGCTGACCCTTAACCGGGTTCTTCGCGTGGGTTGGCTCAGGCCATACAATCGGCTGTCCGTCGCAACGGGCGATCATGAACAGTCGCTCGCGGCTGGTGGGCGCGCCGAAGTCGCATGCCTTGATGACCCGCCATTCGACCACGTAGCCAAGCTTCTGCAGTTCAGCGACGAAAACCGCCCACGTCTGCCCGCGGCGTTTCGGGTCAGGCACCAGGAACTGCTGGTGAACCGGCACGATTTCGCTAGGCTCGGCAATGGCACCGCCCAACTTCATTACCCGGCCAGTCTCCTTGCAGCGTTTGGCGATAAGCGGCCCCCACTGGAGGATCTGTTTCACGTTCTCCAAGCTGATGACGCGAGGCTTCTTCTTACCGGCCCACTTCAGGCCGATCCACGAAAGGTTGCGAATCTCGCGCTTGCGGGGTTGACCGCCAGCAGCTTGGCTGTGGTGCGTGCAGTCCGGCGACATGTGGAACCATCCAACGGCCTTGCCGCCGCACTCCGTGTCCGGATCACCCTCGAACACATCGGTGGTGTAGTGCACGGCGCCCGGGTGGTTCAAGGTGTGCATGCTGATTGCCTGCGGGCTGTGATTCTTCGCCACGTTGACCGCGCGGCCCAGGCCCATTTCCAGCCCGGTACCGGCACCTCCACCACCGCAGAAGAAGTCGACAACGATCTCATCGTCCTGAGTACTGAAGCCGAGTCCGTATTGAGTTTTGAAATCGAAGGGGTGTTTCTTCTGTTGTGCGGACATAGGGGATCCTCGCCGGCTGGCGTGAAGTGGTGAAGTAATGGAAGATCTGAAGCCTTAAGAGCATTCAGAGGAAGAAAGGCATGACCCAGAGCCAGCAGCGTGCGAAGGACCGGTTTTTATCGTTTTTACTGTTATCGGTATTTGCGGTGGTGTTGGCAGTCATCGTGGCGGTTGGAGCTTACCGATATACGTTTGGCGGAACCTTGGCAGTTAAGTCCGTAGAGTGGGCTAACTTCGGTGGATACATCGGCGGTGTTTTTGGCCCACTCGTATCTTTTGTAACGCTTTTGGCAGTACTGAAGACTGTATATATGCAAAGAGAGCTTCTAGATGTTCAGAAGCACGAATTTGAAGAATTACTAAAATTTCAGCGTCTCGATTCCTTCAAGCAAGACGAACAGCTGGCGCTTGCAAAGTCTGAAGCTAATAGGGCAAAGGTTTTGGCCTATCAGACTTCTATCCTGAATTTGATAGAGAGCTACAGTAACGAATTCAGACTCGATGCAAATGAAATGTTCGCCGCCGCTGAGAGAGCTACATCAGGTCATCTGCCCATTCTTGACGGCATAGCTGCAGAAGCCAAATACAGAGATAAGTGTGATGAGGCGAGAAAAAAAGTTGCAGCCTTTAAGATCCTAGCGCTCGAGCTTTCCGTTGCTGAGTTTTCAGATGTTCGCGAGGTAAAAGAGAAATTTGCTCCGCGAATGCTGGAAATATTGGATAGCGGAGAGCCTTAGAAGTAGTTCTATTTCGGGATTTCGATTTCGTCGTTAGGCTCTGGCTGATCGTCGGCGAGCGACTTCATGCCGGCCGCTTCAATAAGTCGCGACACCTTTTCAGTAACAACAAAAGGTGTCGTGACACACTTGAGCATCTTGGCTTGGGTTTCGAAGTTTGCGGCGATCAGGTTTCTAATGAGGTTCTGATGGATCTCCTGCTGGTTGTTGAAGTCGTGGGCCTTCATCACCGTCTTCAGATCAGGCTTGAACACGCCAGCCACTTCAACCGTAAACTTCTCGACGCCCAATGCAGCGTCCTTTGCTGCTGACTTCTCGCGCTTCCTGCGCTGCTTGATGGCCTCCTCTGTCGGCTGGGGTTCTTCCACCGTCAGTTCCTTTTCCTCGGCCATGGCCTTCCTCTTCAATTCCGCTGGCCGGAGAATCCATAACTCGTGTATGTATCTCTCAGCTCAAATAGGCAGGAGGCCGACATGAGGTTGCAGAGCGATGTAGATGCGCTAGCGGCTATCGAAGAGGACGCTAAAGCGATGCTGAAACGGATAGGGCTGCCGGACGACGCGGTGAAGCTGGAGGTGGTCGTGTTTCTTCGGGAGGTGATCGACCTGGCCAGCTACATGGAGTCGGCGCATCGGCTGGTTGAAGCGCCGAGCAGCGTCTGAGCTCAGCCTTGCTGGCAAATTGCCGCCCTTTGCGGTAATTATGTTCGGCCCGGCATGGGGCCGGAGAGGGAGTTACGTGACAATCGAAAATATGATGCTGACTGTCCACAGGGTTCCTGAAATAGTCCTCAACACTGGCACCGACTACAAGATTCTGGCCGGGTTCGCTTTGACCGCTCTAGCCGTGTTAGCAGGTTCATGGGCCACCGCTTATACATTCAAGAAAACAGTGGCGAGCCAGGAGGATATTGCTACTGCTGGCGCCATCCGTTCCAGCCGACAGGGATGGATCAACGAGCTTCGTGATGCTTGCGCCAATCACGTTGCAGCTGTTACGCAGATTTCTGATCTGCGAACTCAAAGAGCTCAGTGGCTGGAAGAAAAGAATGTGCAAATGACGCCGCTGGGGGCATATCAATTCTTCGAAAAAGAGAACCCTAATTGGGCCGGATATTCATCAGTTGCAGTTCATCAAGCCCGAATGCTTCGGGCGAAGGTCGAGTTAATGCTGAATCCTGATGAGCAAGAAACGGTGGATCTACTGGCCTCTTTGGATGCGGCCTACGACGGAGCAGCCAGTGATGTGGACGATCTTTCTGACCTCTGTGATGCGGTAGTAAGCCGCGCCCAAAAAATCATTAAGGCTGAATGGCGTATGACGAAGTTGGGAAAATAAAATTTGATTCGGTGGCGGACGAGGTGTCACGGCAGCATGTCACGCTATGCGAATGTGATCTGCCAGTTGTTCGTCGTTCATGCTGTCAGCGCCGCGAATGAATCGGGAAATCAGATCCTGCTCCTCGTCGATGCCGCACCTGGCCATGACTCGCTTAAGTGCAGCGTCATCATTGCGATAAAGCTTCGTGACAATCCGCCGTGACAACAGCGCGGCTTCTTTTTCCGCCTGGGTTAACTTGTCCCGCTCGCGCTGATCTCGCTTGCGCTCTGTTGGCGTCTTGGCCATGGCCTACCTCTTCAATTCCGCTGGCCGGCAAGTCCAGCCAGGTTTGTCGGCGGCGTGTCGTCGCCCGGTTACTGATGCGTTTCATGAGTTGAACTTGAATCCGTTCTCGCTGGCGATCAGCGCAACCCGCTTGACGTGCATGTGCAGTGTCTTGGCCGTCTCGCTGATGGTCTTGCCGGCTTCGGCCAGTTCGCGAACCTTCGGGGCGATCTTGTTGCGCTCGACGCGCAGACGGTCGTGGTGCGGTGTGGATGCCAGCTTTGGATCGCCAGTGACGCCACTGGGGATTTGCTGAGCCTTACCGCCGGAACCGAAGAACTGATCAAGTTGCTGGTTCAGGTTGTCGAGCAACTGGTCTCGTGGGTTTGGCATTGGTGCACCGATCAATGCACACCTTCCGCCAGGCGATTGGCCTGCTTTTCGAATGCGATCGCCATGTTCAGCGCGACCTGATAATTGAAGCGAAAGGCCTTTGTCTTGCCGGTGACCAGGTCAACGATGTGGTAGGCATTGCCGACGGTCTTGACCTGGAAGCGCACTTTTTCTTCCGGCGTCGCCAGACCTGCAAGGCGCGCGAACTCTTCACGGGCTGCGCGGGAGCGAACAAATAAGGCTTTGAGAACTTCCCGGCGCTGCTGCATCAGTGGGTGCATTTCGACCTGAGCAATTTCTGTTGCGTGCTTCATGGTTGATTACCTATCGGTTGTCATCCCAAGCAGCCCTCGCGAGAAGGCTGCTCAGTGATGCTTTCCGTTTCTCGCTGCACTTCAACGCCGGAGTCCTCTCTCTGCCCGCTGCCGCAACTGGCGTCACATCGGGTGGCTGTGCAACTTTGCGTGCTCTCATGAGGGAGCCCGGCCAGTTCCAGAGCTGGCATGGGGATCGAAATTTGTGTTTCGCGCTGTGCCCGTTGCCGGGGATCGATCCGCGAAGATTCCAAATTGTGAAAGAGCTGCGCGGCTTTCGCTGCTGGGCCGTTGTTGCCTGGCTTGCGAATAAAAGTAGCAGCGCTGCTATTTAAAGTAAATAGCGCTGCTAATAATATTTTCTGCGCGCGTAAAAAAGCCCGCACTGTGCGGGCTTCTCGCGGGTGAGCGCCGAGAAGCAGTGCGGCGAGCTGTTGCAGCTAGCGGACGAGTACAAGCTTGCTGGGGTTATCGATGGGGAGGATTGGCGGGATCTGATGGAGGAGGCGAATGCGTTCTGTGCATATGCGGTCAAGGATTAGAGCGCAGTACATAAGGGGGGAGGGCGGAAAGAAAAAGCCCGGCAAATCGCCGGGCGGGTTGTAACTGATTACAAACTGATCTGAAGATCCTGATTGATTACTGCGCTTTCAATGTCTGCAGCCATAGCACGCACCGCGGAGTCATATACGGAGTCACTTTTGTCCGTTGATCTTAATGTCAGAACGAATGACACCTTCTGAGGTGGAAGCTCGGAATGATGATTCACATCGAACTGGTACAGATCTCTCGCGAAAATTCTTGCATTTAACCTCATGGTGTTACCAGAGATTCCTGTGCGAGTGTGCGGTTTGCAATGATTCCTCACAGGACTCCACTTAGCGAGTTCCGATCTAGCAGTTACCTCTTTCTCTTTGTCCTCTTTCATTGAGCCGGCAAGATTAATTCTTGCGCCTGTCTCGGATGTTGCCTGAAGCGCAGTTTGGACCCGAGATGAAAAATAATTTTCGCCAACCATGTCGGAGACTAGGGGCTCCAGCACGGCGGTTAGGACGACTGTACCTGCAAACTTACCGTTTTTAATGAACTCTGGTGGAATTGGTATATCATTCCAGTAGTACCAGTACCCCGGTTTTAGCTCTGCAGACCACGCCATCGTAATATCTCCCGGGGGACAGTGCCAAGGAAGATTGTTTTCCGCCCAAGGCGTGCCCCAACCGAGCCCGTTGTTGTGTGAAGAAAGTTCTGCCTTGTTAATGAGCAGAGCCCTTACCAAGTCTGGAGTAGCATTTTTTATATTCGCAAAAGTATGTGCCGCGAGTGATGAAACTAGTGGGGTGCTGAAACTAGTTCCGATTTCGCTGTTACCACCTAGCACCCGGAGTTCAGAATACCAAGCCAGGTCAGGTTTTTTCATCCCCGCTGGTGCGGGGCCTTTCAGGCTGTGAGAACACTTGTCACCAGGTCTTCGTGTCAGTGCGTTGAATCGTCTTCCGCTTATTGATAGTGATGCCTCACAGTCCGCTGGTGGACACAAAATGCCGGTGGCAGGATTGTGATTGTGATTTCCAGCAGATATAACGGGAAGAATTTTATATTTTCTCGCTAATTTGCTAATTCTGTGTCCGAGCAGGCTTACTTCTTCTGTTGAGGCTAAGGATGCAACAGTATTAAATGATAAATTCCAAACTTTTGCATGCCCTGCCGTTTTTTGTGCAACATCCTCTAGGTATCTTAGAAGTTGGTGATGGTTTGGCGTTTTAGGGACGCTATCTTTGCATATAACTTGCGCTGAGATGTATGTGCAGTCAAGTTCAGGTAGTGGTCTCTGGTTATTCCAAGCGTAAGCGTGGCAAACTAGGGATGCGACTTTGTTGCCGTGAATTAAGTTTGCTTGGTTGTTGCTCACAAGTGGAATTAAACTTACCTTTTCAAGATGAAGGTAGCTTTGTGCATTGACTCCGCCATCAATAATTACAACTGTCGGAGAACTTGTTGGGATCTTTTTCGGCGAAGGTTCAGGACCAATGCCAGGGTTATGAGAAACTGTGATCTGTGGAGCCGGTTCTATTCGATAAACCGCTCCAGATGTCACTAGTTTTTGAAATGCGTATTTTGAGGAGAGTTGTATCGAAAACGCTGCGTTTCCCCTAGCCATGTAAGTCTCTATGAGCTCATCGACCGCATTGTACTTCATGATATCAGCGCTAGGAGGGCTGTCGTACTCGGGGTGCCCCAGAATATAATTTCCGTCTTCCAGTATATTCTTTATTTTAATGGCTAAAGCTTTACGTGCCGAAGTATTCTTAAACGGTTTTAGCCATATGTTTGCAGATCCGGCCTCGTTAACCTTAGACCATAATTCGTCAGGGCTCATCCCTCGAAATGTTTCCAGATCATCGAAAATGTCAATCGTGGAGATTCTCGATATGTCTACTTGGTCTTTTACATTTTTCGAGTTGGTTATGTGCATGCGTAAGTCGTTCAGTTTTTCGCGACTTATCTCAATGATAAAACCTTTATACCCTGGAGAAATAAGTCGGCAACCAACGCGTGAATCGAATAGATCAGTTGGCGTCCATGTTGGAGATAAAGCATCGTCGTCCATTTTCGCTATTAGGTGCGTAATGCCCGAAAACGTCACATCGTTCAAATCGCGAGAGTCGATGCTTTGGATCTGACTTGAAAGCCGACTCCTCTTATCGTGCAAGCTTTCTTTTTTTATTCCGTTAGCGTTCTTTCCACCACCAGTCACTCCCTTTGGAGTAGGTTGCTTGAGGAAGGTTACAACAGGGTTGATGGCCGGCTTTAGAGGCATGTAGCTAATCCTTTAGATACGTAGATAATGTTTGGCGACTAACTTTTACTAGAGTAAGTATTTCTGTCTGATTTAGGTGGTGTGTTCTATGCAAAAAGTTGCAAATTGTTTTTTTGTCCGTTGCATCGGTATCAATCTGTGGCTGTAAAACGTCCTTTGCTACCTGGTGAAGATCTATTGCAGAGTCGGTAATCACGGCGTGACGGCGAGCTGCCAGGGAAATAGACTCTATGTCCGCCCCGCTGAGTTTTGCAGAAATCTTCGCAAGAGCGGCAGTAGTGCAAGACTCTCCGTCATCACAAAACAAAAAGTGATTCCATAGATGTTTGCGCAGATCCTCGTCTGGTGTGTTGAAATTCATTCTGTACGGAAAACGGCGCCAGATCGCTCTGTCCAGCAACTCAGGGTGATTGGTTGCGGCAATTACAATGGCACGATCATCTAGTGAATCAAGAGACTGAATAAGAGTATTAACAACCCTCTTCAGTTCGCCTAGCTCATGATTGTCATTTCTGAGTTTTGCAATAGCATCAAACTCATCCAGAAAGATGATCCCATTCTTCTGCGGTATGAAGTCAAATACGCTTCTAATGTTCTTTGCGGTATCACCTAGCAAGGAAGACATAAGCGAATCCAAGCGGACAACATACAGCGGCATAGATAAAGCAGCGGCAATATGGCCGGCTACGAGTGTCTTTCCCGTACCGGGAGGGCCGGCCATTAGTAGATTCATTCGACCTGACAGACCGTGTTGTGCCAAGAGGTCATATTTCTTCGCGCTCGCGATAAATGAATCGAACGTATGCTTCAGTGCGCTATCGAGAAATATTGGTGATGTAGGCCAAGGAAGCTCTTCAACAAGAGCACCCCTAGACTTCGGGTCTACGGGGAGAGATTCCGAATAACCAGCGGCACGAAGCGGAACTCCATTACGCCTGGTAGCGAGCTTAATACGCTTACTCACTTCAGGGGAGGCTGCCATGCAATTTTTTGCGATCCTGCTACAGACCTGTCTGACAACCGTGTAATCGGCGTTCAAAGCCCCTTCTATCAGACCCAAAAGATCGTTTTCAGTGACAGCTATGTTTTGTGACATTTGACAAAAAACCCTAAAATTTGGATTGAATGTCTAATTTTTCCGAATTTTCGTCAAGTTTAATTCGACAAATGTCACATAATTTTGTGGATTGTGTGAGATTTTTGCAATGGGCCAATCGATTACCTCGAATACATCGCCCACCAGAACACATGCCCTAAGATCGAGATCTGCTGCTCCTGGATTTGCTGGAACGTGTAGTCCTCGTCCGGGTGCTCGTCACGGTTGAAGCTGCGCAGGCGAAGCCCAGTAGGGATGCGGTAAACCTGCTTCACGCGCAGCTGGCCGTTGTGGTTGATGGCGTACATCTCACCGTCGACGATATCGCTCAGGGAGTTTTTCCCAACGTTAACGCCAACCGTGGCGCCGTCGCGCAGCACAGGCATCATGCTGTTCCCGCCAACCCTCACGCACTTCGCGTTACTGAACTGCACGCCGTTATGGCGCAGGTCTTTCTTAAAGAAGCGCAGCCGAGAGGTATTGCTTTCCTCAATAGCAAATCTTCCAGACCCAGCCGCCAGCTCAACTTCCTGAAGGAAGGGGACATAGACCTCGTCATCATCGAGCGGGGTTTCGTCATCCCATGTCTCGATTGTGCCAAGTTTCACGCTAGGCTGTATTCGGTCTTGCTGCACGTTGGCGACAGTGGATAACAGTCGAGAGCTGACCTCACTTGCATCAAAGTCGAGCGCCTTAGCGAGCTTCAGCAGTGCTTCCACATTTAATGGCACCTTCCCGGTGGCGTATTGGCTGAATGCACTTTGCCCAGACCATCCACACGCTTCAGCAACGTCCGCCTGCGTAAGGCTGCGCCCGGCAGCTTTTGCAGCTGATTTGCGCTGTTCGTAGATAGCTTTGAGCCTGGCGCTCTCTGCGACTTCTTCGGGGGTGAGGGGGCGACGTATTTTCATACTGGCAAGAGTATGAGCAGAGCTGATATCCACGCAAATAGCGCTGCTAGTATTTTGTTGCTGATAAAAAGCAGCGCTGCTACTATTCATGGCAGATATCAAGCCGTGGAAATTCCATGAAAAAGATCCCTTTGAGCAAATACCTAGAAGTGCACGGCACTCAAGCCGCGCTTGCTGCTGCTCTCGGCGTGAACCAGAGCGCGATCTCGCAAATGGTTCGAGCCGGCAGGAGCATCGAAATCACCCTTTATGACGACGGGCGTATTGAGGCGAATGAGATTCGTCCGATCCCTGCGCGACCCAAACGCACAGCAGCTTGAACTGTTCGTTGCTGACTGCCTTAACAAATGATCGCCTACGCACTGGCAGGGCGCCACGGAAACAAATTTGAGGTTTTACGAATGGAAGATTTCTTGAGGGCTTGCCACGCCACCGTCAAGGAAAGTGGGGCAGAGGAGTTGGCCGGGAAGATGTGCATGGCACACGTGAGCTTGCTCCAGCGCTCGAACCCGGACAACGCGGCGCATCACCTGACTATTGAGCATCTGTTCGGAATTTTACTGCACACCGAAGACATGCGCCCGTTGAAAGCGTTGGCGGATCAGTTCGGTTTTGAGCTCGTTCCGAAGGATGCGCCGGCACCCAGAGAGCTGACCGCCTCGCTGGTACATGTAGGCAAGGAAGTAGCTGATCTGACCATCGCTGTGCACGAGGCTTTGGATGACCAGCACGTTTCATCCGGCGAGAAGACCGACATTCTCACTGAGATCGGACATGTACGCGAAAGCCTTCATTTGCTCGAAAGCTCGGTGAAGGCAGCTTGAGTTTCAGGCACAAAAAAGCCGGGCTGCAACCCGGTTTCTTCAAAACGCAAAAAACTGAGGGGCCATTATGAATACGAACGTCACCCCTGGTAGTCCCTTCATTCCTGCGACACGTTATGGTCAATCGCAAAAAGTGTCTCGACACACGTCATCTCGTTTTGCCGAATTGAATATCGGAGCCTCGCTGTGAGCGTTCAAGCAATGTCATGGGCGCTGTCTTTGCCCACGCAAGTTCTCAAGGATGCTAGCGCACGGCACGTTCTGCTGTGCCTGGCCAACTATGCCGGATCGAACGGCACTGGCGCGTTTCCGTCAGCTTCCACCCTGGCTCAGGACACCGGTCTATCCGAGCGCACCGTGCGTTACAAGTTAGATGACCTGGAGAAGTCGGGACTGATCAAGCAGGGCAATCAGGCGATTGCTGCTGTTCACATTGATCGCCATGACCGACGCCCAGTCGTTTACGACCTTCAAATATTGCGGGGTGCAAATGCTGCACCCCGTTCGGAACGGGGTGCAAATGACGGCACGGGGTGCAATCCACAACAGAGCGGGGTGCAATCTACGACAGAACGGGGTGCAGCGGCTGCACCCAATACGTCAATTAACCATCAGGTAACCGAACAGCAGCTGCAGCGCGAGTTTTCTGGCGTGGTCGATGATCAGGATCGACAAGCTCTCGATGCTCTCGAAGATCCTCGCCAGCGCTTCTCGATGTTTGCCGACTGGGAGTTCAGCGCTAAACAGTTGGAAGACCAGCTTCGCCTGATGTGCTTGCCGATCTCATCGGCTACCGATGAGTTGATTAACTCGTTCAAAGGTTTCTTCATCGCGAAACCCGATACCCGTGACAACGCCGCCGGCTGGTGCCACCGCCTTGCCAAGTGGATCAAGCGTGATCGCGCAGTGAAGTCCGGCGACATTGAGGAAGAGATGGATGCGACCGGTGACTGGACTGCCAAGGGGGTTCGGGTATGAAATCTGCACGCGATCTTATTGCCGAACGGCGAACCGACCCTACCTACAAGCCGACGTCCGACCCAGTAGTGGCCGAGGTTGATCCATCGACCAAAGCTGTCATCGACGATTTGTTCCTGCGTCTTCGCGGTGCCTGTGGCGCATGGCGCCAGTCTTGGCCGACTGAGGCCGTGATGAACGCCTCGAAGCTTGAATGGCTCGGCGAGTTCATGCGCTCCGGGATCAACCGGATGGAGCAAATCGACCACGGCATGCGCGTCCTGAGTGCGAGTAAGTCGGCATTTGTTCCGGCGCCTGGCGTTTTCGTTAGCTGGTGCTTTGCCCCTGAAGGGCTGGGATTGCCGAGCGTCGAAAAGGCGTACGCCCAGGGTCTTCGCAACTGCCATCCCGCTATGCGTGATTCGGCCAAGTGGATGCACGCTGCGGTCTACCACGCTACTGCGGCCGCTGGTTTTCATGGCCTGCCATTGCTCTCGCGTGAACTTGGTTTGGCGAGCTTCGAGCGTCACTACTTGGCCCAGTGCAGGAAGATCTGGAAGGGTGAACCCCTAGGCTCTATCCCTATTGCTGAACTTGCTTCGCCTAAGCCTGATCGCAACCCCGAAGTGGGTAACATCGCTTTGGCCAACTTGCGCGCGATGCGTGCGGGGAGGGCAGAACGTGTGTGACCGTCGCCTTGCTGTACCCGAAATCGATACCTATCGATTCGCAGTGTTCTGCTGCTCGTTCAAGGTCGATTTGAGTTCGCCACCTGATCACGCGCTGGCGCTGTTTGCCGACGAGGCCATGGCCAAGCGGTATGGCTCGTGGATGTGGCCGGGGACCTATGAAGTCGTTGACGTCGTGACGGGGAAGCCTTCATGCGAGTGAGCTCGAAGAAGCTTCGCGCCTCGGCCAATGGCCAAGAGTGCACCGTCTGGATGGCAGGCATCTGCAATCACAATCCAGAAACCACCGTCCTCGCGCATCTGCCTTGCGGGCAGAAGGGCATGGGCATGAAAGGCTTTGACACCGTGGCGGCGTACGCGTGCAGCGCTTGCCACGACGTGATCGACGGCCGCGCCGCCGGCGAGATCGACTGGCAGGACGTGCCGCGCGCCATCGCCGAAACCCACGAAGCCCTGATCAGGGCTGGAATTCTCACCGTGAAGGGGGCCGCATGAGTACCGCCGCGGTGAAGATCACCGAAGCTGAGATCAAGCGCCAAGTGGCCGGCACCGTACAGGACGTACGCGACATTGAGAATAAGGGCCTGTACCTGCGCTTCAACAAGGCTCGAACCGGTGGCTCGTGGTACCTGGTGTTGAAGGGCAAGTGGAATCCCATCGGCACGTTCCCCGAGCTGACTCACAAACAGGTTGTAGCGGCGCTGCCGTCGCTTCGGCTGCGTCTGGCAGCCGGGGAGGGCGCGAGCCTGTCGAAGTGGAACGCTGTTGGCGAACTGCTGGACTGGTTCGCTGATCGCATGTCGCGCGATCGTAATCTGTCGACCAAACGCAAAAACACCGGCGCCTCGATCATCAAGTGCCACCTGAAACCGCGCCTCGGCGAGCTGCCCATGATCGGCATCGACAAGGCAGCTCTCGACACCCTGCTGATGTGGCCCCTGCAGGAGACGGTTTCCATCGACTACGTGCGTTCCGCGTTCCAGCTGTTGGCCTTGTCATTCCGGCAGGCGGCCAAGCTGGGGTTGATCACGTCCAACCCGATGGCAGCGATCCGGTTCAACGACTTCTCTAAGGCAAAGGTCGGCATAAAGCCGTCCCGTCTGCGCGGCGTTCAGTTGGAAGGCCTGCTCGGGCAACTGGCCGAAGTCATGAGCACCGCACCGCTGGATTCGATGCTCGCACTGATGATGCTCTGCCATGGCACCCGGATCGGTGAAACCCGGATGGCGCGCTGGTCGCACATCAGCCTGGCCGAACGCGAATGGTTCATCCCGGCCGAGAACACGAAAACCGGTGTCGAGCATCACCTGCCTCTGACCGAGCAAGTATGCACGCTGCTGACCCGGTATCGAGAAGGCCAATACGCTCGAGGCTATGAGGGCCAGTGCCTGTTCCCGGCACGTAATGGCAAGGCGCTGGGCGAGGCTCAGGGCTGCGCAGTGTTTCGTCGACTAGGGCAGGGCGATTGGACCAGCCACGACCTGCGCAAGGTGGCGCGCACCGGTTGGGCAGACCTTGGCATCGATCACCTGATTGGTGAGCTGCTGATCAACCACGCGATGGGCCACAACGTGAAGGTTTACATCCAGTCGGACGTGATGAGCCGCAAGCGTGATGCCCTCGAGCAGTGGCACGCGCATCTAGATCAGAAAGGCTTTGCAGCGATTCATGGATTGACCGGTTTTAGATTTGAAGATTCCGGTAATTCGCTGCAAGCCACAGACCATAAGGCCTGCAAGGCCATTGAAGAAACAACCATAGGCGAGGTTTCAAATCATGCAGAAAGGGCGAGTACCTGGCTTTAAGCGAGAACGGATCGAGCTGGAGCCTTGCTCTATCTGCGACGGGAAAGCGGTAGTAAATGGGCTGTTTTATGAGCTGGTTTGCACTGATTGCAACGGTTCAGGTTGGGTTGTTATGGGTAGCAAGTTGGTGCTTTCTTCCGACGAGTTGGTCACACAGTTGAGTTTCAAATTGCAGCAGGTACAGCGCGAAGTCTTGGCGTTAAAGACTTCCCCAACACCGATAGGGCCGCAGAGCCAATACGAGCAACCAAACCGCTTGGGAGCAGGCGGAACAAATTACACAGGGGATTGAGAGCATGATGATTCGTAAGCCAGCTGGCCGGCCTTTGGGTGATACAGAATACCTGCTTGAACAGTGGGGCTGGTGGAGGATGGATGGGGCTGGGATTCCAAGTTACGCATCGCCTAACCTCGCGTTGATGCGGCAGGCTAACGCTTATCCATCATCGAGCAAGAGCTACTGCATTACTGACGATTGGGCGACGGCTATCGATGGAGCGGTTGCGAGGCTGACCCATCGCGATCAGCAGATGGGGGACGTTATCTGGCTGTACTTTGGTGCAAAATGGCCCATGTTGCGTGTGGGAAAGCATTACGGGCTAAGCGAGGGAAAGACTAGGGAGTTGGTGCGAGCAGGAGTAGCTTGGATCGACTGTGTTGTTTGTCCAATGTATAAAGTCGCATAATGTGTTAATTGTATATCTGCCGAGCTCGCGTCGGCAGATGTTTGATACGGCTATAGTTATTTTTAATTAATAATCGGCATAGTCTGGATAGGCAAAAAGTCTGCGTGATCGAGCGTCATCTAGCCATTTGAACGCGTTTTCAAGGCCGTAAGTACCAATGATGCTTTCCGCTAGCACGGTGTGTTGCAGAGCAAATAGAGATATCAAAATATTATCAATGGCATTGCTTTTGTTGAATATGTGCATGAAGTCATCTTTTAAGTTAGTGCCGTATGCCAAATTAGCATTAGCTTGAGCGAGGTGGATGCCGAACAATCTGTCATAATATTCAACGAATTCCCTGTCGCGCGCGAAATAAAATAGGGTTTCAATCCCGGCTAGATACTCGGCGTTAACTTCGTAAGTGAAGGCATCCCATAACTTATTTTGTGGGGCACATCTCGCTAGCAGGCTCTCTAGCAAACTTTCTCTGTCAAACATTGTTTCAGTATATGGTTTGTCCTGATCTTTGCGGAAGTCAGGGTTCTCCTTGAACCACTCATCTATAAATCGCAGCAATTTTTGTTCGGAAATACCTTTGAGTGGGAGCGGGGAGTTGATAAGTGGAGCGAGATTGTAATGGTTTTTTATGAGATCCACGGCCTTAGAAAAGTCCCTACTCCCAAGCCCATACTCTGCTTTGATACGATCTTTTACGGAAGTGAATTCCTCATCTCTCCACTTCTCAATGCGTGGTAGCTCTTTAGCAATTCTAAAGATTTCTGGACGAGATAGTTTCTCTGTGAAGGAGCCTTGATTGTATTCCGACTGCAACCAGTTATTAAGTTTGTGGAGTGAATCCAGGTTTTTTTCGAGTTCATTAAACTTCTTCTTCAGAAGAATGAAGTTTATGAGGGATACTTCTGTTAAATGCTTCTGAGAGTCGTTGTTGGTTGGGTAGCGAAAAGTTTGGCCGGTTGGATCAATCTCTGAAATATCTAAAATAGTCGCTTCTGCTCTTTGATTTGCGGATATATATCTTTTGTCGATATTCTCCGATTGCGTTTTGAAGAAACTCCAAATCATGTTGATGTCGTGAGAGCTGGAAGAGTTGAACTGAATATTTATTTTTTTCAGCTTGGCGATTTCAATGATTTCGTCAATCGCGCCTTTCAGTCTTAATTCGACTGAGTGGCGCATATTGAAACAGACTGGGTAAACAAACTCGTCAACACTGAGGTGAATGCTTTCATCATTGATAACTAGGTCAATTAGAATGTTTGCCGCTTTCGAGAAACCCTCCGAATACTCAATATAACTAGGTTGACCGTTGTTACCAACACAGGCGTTCGCCCATGTGGGTTCTGCTCCACGAAATGTTGGATTTTTGTTAGTCATCAGCCTGGAAATTTCCTTGTTGGGGTCTGAGTCGATGCATTGATGCCATTCTAGGGCGGGTTGTGGGGAGCGCATATCCTCAGTGGTCGTAAATGAGAAAAAAAGCTTTTCCGCGCGGAATAGGTCTGTTTTTATTGCAGCGTGAACTGCTGTGAACGCAGCGAGACGCTTTCAAAACCCGGCCATCGAGCCGGTTTTTTTTTACCAATTTCAGGCCCTGCACAGCGCGGGGCTTTTTTGTTTTCGGCCCCACGCCTGTCTCCTTGCCTCAAGCGGACGCCAGCGACGTGGAGGCCGACCTATTTGAGGACTCAAGATGAACTCCGAGCATCAGGCACTGACCGATGTACCTCTGTGGTTGTTGGTTCTGTTGAGCCTCGCTGGTTTGTCTGGAGAAATGCTTCGCGCATCAGGTAGTGACTTGGGTCTGCGCCAAATCCTTCAGCGAGTAGCACTGCGCTTTCTCGCTTCTGGCCTGCTGGGTATGGCCACGCTGCTGCTCGCAATGGCTTTGTGGAACAACCTTTACCTCGCAGCAGGCTTGGGCATCGTCATTGCGGTAATCGGTGCTGATGTAGCGGGTGGTTTGTACACCCAGTTCTTGGCAAAGAAGGCAGGCGTTCAAGTCGACGAGTAAGTGACTAACAATCAAATGTTCAGAGGATATCGGCCAATGCAGGTTCGCGTGATAGGCGATGACGGGAAGGAGTTGTGGGTTAAAAGTGAGACCCGACCTGACCCGGAGCTGATATCGCCGGGGACCCTGGGGGTATCCGAAGGGTACGGGGTCGGAAACCCGCGGGAAAGCGTTAGCCACAGGGCTGGAAAGTTAGTTGACAGCGGTTGACAGGTTGACAAGGAATTCTGTGTTTTCAGCGACAGAGTTCGCATGATCCAAACAGTGTTTTTTAGTGAAGTCCCCCCGGTTCTATTGGGCTGTATAGGCTATTCATGCCTGTTCATTTTCTTAAACAGCAGCCCCGGCGCAATGGGCGGAAGGCCTGTCAACTAAGCCGGGTTAGTTGACAGGCTTAACAAGCCACGACGATGGAGGCCGCATGGCTTTTGTAACTCGCAAGGAGTACTGCGAGCTGAAGGGGTGGTCTCGGCAGTACGTTGGCAAGCTGGTCAAGAGTCAACGACTGGTTCTGAATGCCACCGGGAAGATTGATGTGGAGGCCAGCGAGAAGCTTCTGGCCATGACGAGCGACCCGAGCAAGGCCGCCGTCGCCGCTCGACATGAGCGCAATCGCCCGAAGCGGGGTGATCAGCCACCGCTGGAAATAGTCATCGCAGACTTTGTAGATGACCCCTCTGGCCAGGTACCCGACTTTCAAAAGTCACGCGCGCTTCGTGAGCACTACCTGTCGCTTCAGGAAAAAAACAACTTCCTTAAAGCCCAAGGCACCTTGGTAGAGCGCAAAGCGGTCGAAGATGCGGCCTATAACGCCGGTCGCTTACTGCGCGATCTTTTGCTTGGAATGGCGCCACAGCTATCGCCTGAACTGGCCTCGCTGTCTGATCCATGGCAAATCGAAAAGCGTCTGACGGCGGCTTTACGACAAACACTGGAAGATGCTGAGCGACTGTCTACAGCAGATTTAGAACAAGCCATTACCCCGAGCTAAACCTATGTCCTTAGAAATGTCGAACGGTGCGACGGTGTACCGCGAAGCGTATTTCCGTGGGCAGCGACCAGAGCCAGATGTCTGGATTGACCAGTGGGCCGACGAGTACATGCGCATTCCGCGCGACACGGGTGCGGCCGAGCCTGGTCAATACCACACTTCGCGCACCCCTTATGCGCGTGAGCCGATGCGCTGTCTGTCACCAGCCCACCCGTGCAAGCGGGTGGTGACCATGGTGGCTTCGCAGTTGATGAAAACGCAGATCGCCTTGAACTGGATCGGCGGCCTGATCCATATGGCCCCGTCCAACATCCTGACGTTGTTGCCCAGCCTGGGGTTGGCCAAGCGGGTATCGTCGCGTATTGGTAAAACCATCAAGGCTACGCCGGTTCTGCGTGAGCGCGTGGCGTCCAACCGCTCGCGAGATGCGCGCAACACCATGGACACGAAGGAATTCGAGGGTGGTTCGCTGTACATCACCACGGCCGGTTCTGCGGCCAACCTGGCGGAGCTTTCCGCACGCTACATCTACGGCGACGAGGTTGATCGCTGGAGTGTGGACGTGGGTGAAGAGGGCGACCCGGTCGAGCTGGCCGAGACTCGCGGTAGTACCTTCGGCCGCAACGCGAAATTTTACTTTTCCAGTTCGCCGACGGTCAGGGGGGCGTCACGGATCGCTGATCTGTTTGAGGTCAGCGATCAGCGTTACTACTACGTGCCGTGCCCAACCTGTGAACACATGCAGGTTCTGGAGTGGGAGCGTTTGCATTACTCGGCGGATTTTCAGGTTGTGCATTACCAGTGTGCCGGTCCCGACTGCGACGTCCTGATCGAGGAGCGCTATAAGGGCGAGATGCTGGCGAAAGGGGAGTGGCGAGCACACACCCAAGGCGATGGCGAAACCATTGGTTTTAACTTGAATGCGTTGTACTCGCCGCCCGGCTGGACCGGTTGGGCCTCGTTGGCCAAGCAATTCGAGAAGGCTAAAAAGGCTCAGGCCAAAGGCGATCTGGAGCCGATGCAGGTGTTTTACAACACCCGTCTGGCCAAGGTCTGGGATAGTGCTCAGGAGCAAACCTCAGCCGGTGTGCTGATGGATCGGGCGCGACTGGAAAGCTACGGGCTTGGCTCAATGCCCGACGGCGTATTGATGCTGACCGCTTCCGTTGACTCCCAAGCCAACCGCCTGGAACTGATGGTGATGGGTTGGGGCGCTGGCATGGAGCGCTGGGTGGTCGACTTTCAAGTCATCTCCGGCGACCCCGCCGATGAGCGCACCTGGGCGGCGCTGGACGAGTTACTCAAGGCCCGTTACCGACACCCTTGTGGTGCTGAGCTGATGATCATGGCTACTGCGGTCGACTCCGGTGGTAACCATACGGATGAGGTCTATCAGTTCTGTCGTATGCGCCGCTGGCGCAGCGTGTTCGCCATCAAGGGGGCGAGCAAGCGGGGCCGGCCGGTGATCGCGCAGCGACCTTCGATGGTCGACGTGACATGGAAGGGCCTGACTGAACGGCATGGCGCCGAGCTATGGATTGTCGGTACCGACACGGCGAAGGACTGGATCTACAACCGCTATGCATTCGACACCGGCCCGGGATCGCTGCACTTTGCCAACGACCTGCCGGATGACTTTTTCGCCCAGTGTGTGGCTGAGCGCAAAGTCACCCGTTACGTCAGGGGGCATAAACGCATCGAATGGACCAAGGGCAAGGCCGAGCGCAACGAAGCGCTCGACCTGTTGGTTTACAACCTGGCCATGGCCCATTACCTCGGCATCAATCGCTACCGGGATCACGATTGGGCGCGGATTCGGCAGGCGGTCATCCAGTCGGCTTCGGGCGATAGTGGCCAACCCGTTCAGAGCGAGCGGCTCAGCCGGCCAGTCGAAACACCGGCAGCACCACAGGCGCAACCAGCCGTGAAATCACGTCCGGCAGCCGCTCCCCCACAACGCCGCAGCTCCACCAGTGGCTACCTGAAGAGACGCTGATATGTCATTTACGAAAAAGCACCTCGACGCGGTTGAGGCGGCCATTGCTCGCGGTGAGAAAACTGTGCGCTACACCGACCGTACCGTGGAATACCGCACGGTCGATGAGCTGCTCAAGGCGCGCGAAGAAATACGCTCGTCGCTGGCCAGCGCCGCCGGGGCACGTTCGCGCGTGGTTCGCCTTTATCACGGAGGCAAGGGACTTTAATGGCCCGACATTTTCCGACGTTGACCCGTAACGGCTTTGTGCTGCCGTCCAACATCAAGGCCAGTTACGAAGGCGCTGGTGAAGGCCGCCGATCCGCTAACTGGGACGCTCCCGACAACGGGATCAACAGCATCAACACCCCGGCACTGCGCAATTTACGGTCGCGCTCCCGGGCAGCGGTTCGCAATGACCCGTATGCCTTCAACGTCATCGACAAGCGCGTCAGCAACCTGATCGGCACCGGCATCACCCCTCGGCCAGCGACCGATGATGATGCCCTGCGCAAGCTGCTGCAGGAGCTGTGGAGCGATTGGGTTGATGAATCTGATGCGGATGACCGCACTGACTTTTACGGCCAGCAGGCGCTGGTGGCGCGCACGGTGGAAACATCGGGTGAATGCTTTGTTCGCTTGCGTCCTCGCAGTCGGGACGAAGGCTTGGCGGTTCCGCTGCAGTTGCAGATTCTGGCGCCGGAGTTCGTGCCGCACGACAAATTCGAGAGCACCAAGAACGGCAACGTCATCCGCGCCGGCATCGAGTTCACGCCTGGCGGCAAGCGGATAGCGTATTGGATGTACCTGTCGCACCCGCGTGATGCGGCCTCGTTGAACGCCGGCTACAACCAGCTAGTGCGCGTCCCGGCCGCGCAGGTGCTGCATATCTTCGAACCGGTCGAACCTGGCCAGTTGCGCGGTGTGCCGCGATTGTCGCCGGTACTCAAACGGCTGCGCAGTCTGGACAACTACGACGACGCGGTGCTGTTCCGTCAGGAGGTGGCCAACCTGTTCGCCGGTTTCATCAAGCGCCCGTCGCCTGACTCGGGTCCGGCTCCACGCGATCCGGTCACCGGCGCGTTATTGGATCTGGACCGCGACGGCTTCACGCCCATGGTTGCGCTCGAACCCGGCACCATGCAGGAACTCGGTCCGGGCGAAGAGGTGGAATTTTCCAAACCGCCGGATGCGGGCAACAACTACCCGGACTTCATGCGGCAGCAATTGATGGCTGCAGCAGCGGGATCGGGCACGCCTTACGAGATCCTCACCGGCGACATGCGCGGCATCAACGATCGAGCGCTGCGGGTGTTGCTTAACGAGTTTCGGCGTCGCCTGGAACAACTGCAGTTCAGCGTGTACGTGCATCAACTCTGCCGCCCGGTACGGGCTGCGTGGATGGACATGGCGGTGCTGTCGGGTGTCTTGGTGCTGGACGATTACGCACAGAAGCGCCGGCAATACCTGCGCACCCGCTGGGTGCCACAAGGCTGGGCTTACATCCAGCCGGTGCAGGACGTGCAGGCGCGAGCGATGGAGGTTAGAGCCGGTTTTTCGTCGCGCAGCGAGATGGTTTTGCGCACTGGCTACGACGCCGAAACGGTCGATCTGGAAAACGCTGCTGATCTGGCACGCGCCACCTTATTGGGCCTCAACTACAACACCCTGGATGCCGTCGAAGACACCGACGACAAGGAGCAACCATGAGCAAGCGCGCGAAACCGCGTATTTACAACCGCGCCGGCAAACGCGTCGAGGTCAAGGACAAGACTTGGTACGCCGTTCATGCAAGCGGCGAGTCCAACGAGCGAGTGATCGAAGTCTTTGTCTATGGCGAGATCGGCGCGTGGGGCATCACTGCCAATCAGTTCGTGCAGGATCTGCGCGCCATGGACGACGGTGTGTCGCCGGTGGTCGCCGCGTTCAACAGTATCGGCGGTGACCTGTTCGACGGGCTGGCCATGCACAACGCGCTGTCGCGGCTGGGCGAGCGCTGCACCGGCCGGATCGATGCACTGGCGGCGAGTGCCGCCAGTGTGGCTGTGTGCGGTGCCCACCGCGTAGTCATCGCGGCGAACGCCATGTTGATGATTCACAACCCATACACCTATGCAGGCGGGGGCGCCGAGGACTTCCGCCGGGTCGCTGACGTATTGGATCAAACCTTGGAGGCGATCATCGCGGCCTATAAGGCTAAGGCGCCTGACATCGATGAGGCCGAGCTGCGGCGATTGGTTGATGCCGAAACCTGGCTGACTGCCAATGAAGCAGTGGCTCTTGGTCTTGCAGACGAAGTCGGCGACGGCATCAAGGTCAAAGCCTGCCTAGGTCAAGGCGCGGTCTTGCAACGGTTCCAGCACGCTCCGGCTGAGTTGGTAGCGCAGCTCGACGAGGCACCCGAACCGGATCCGGATCTTGATCCTGTCGATCCGCCGCTGGTGCCGCTGGTGCCGCCTGTAGTCGACTCGACCAAGTTGGCATTGATGGTCACTCAGCGCTGCACGGCGGCGGGCATCAGCAACCTGATCGAGCCGCTGCTCAAGTCCACCAAGCTTGAAAGTGAAGAGGTCGTTTTGGCGGGGCTGGCACGCGCCAAGGCGATTAACGACCTCTGCGTGGCCGCGCGGCTGCCTGAATTCAGCGCTGAGTATGTCGCGGCAGGTCTGGATGCGCCGGCGGTGCGGGCGCGTCTGTTCGACAAAATTGTCACCAGCGGTAAGGGCTTTGAAATCGACAACAGTCTGCCGCTGGCGGACGATCTGGCGCCCAAGGTGCTGGCCAAACAACCTGACCCCAACTCGATTTGGGCTGCTCGCCAAGCGGCCCAAACTGGAACCGCGCAAAGCGCGAAAGGAGCAAGAGCATGACCATCAAACAGGAACCGATGCACGCGGGTGAATTCCTGCTGTCCGAAGGCGCCGGCAATATTTCGCGTGAAGCGATCAACGTCGCTGCCGGTCAAGAGTTGTGGCCGGGACAAATCCTCGGGCTGGTGACCGCTTCCGGCGAATTCGCACCGTACAACCCAACGGCTGAGGACGGCACCGAAAACGCTGTCGCCATTCTTTACGGCCCGCTAGGCGAATCCGATGTGGTGCGTCGCGGTCGCGCCGTGGTGCGGTTGGCCGAGGTCAGTGAAGCGCATTTGACCGGCCTCGATCTGGCGGCCGAGAAAGCACTCGCCGCGCATTTCGTGATCGTCCGCTAAGTCGATCCTTTTTTTGTATGCATCCCGCCGCGTGCGGGATTTTTCGTTTCTGGAGAGTACCCATGGCCGATATCGCCATTTTTGAAGACGAAGCGTTTACCGTTACCTCGCTGACCGCTGCACTCAATGATCAACCCTACCTGCCGGGCCGCATCAGCGCCCTGGGCCTGTTCCGCGAGGAAGGCATAACCACCCTGACCGTGCAGATTGAAAAGGACGGTGACACCCTGGCACTGGTGCCGGCCGGTGAGCGCGGTGGTTCTGGCCTGGTGGTTGCTGCGAGCAAGCGCAACCTGATCCCGTTCAACACCGTGCACCTGCCGGAGCGTTTCACTATCAAGGCGGATGAGATCCAAGGCATCCGCGCCTTCGGCACTCGCACCGAGCTGCAGGCGGTGCAGGACGTGGTCAATGCGCGTCTGGCTAAGGCGCGTCGTCAGTTGGACGCCACGCATGAGTTCCAGCGCATGGGCGCACTCAACGGCCAGATCCTCGATGCTGATGGTTCGACGGTGCTGCTGGACTTGTATGAGCGCTTCGGTGTGCAGCGTCAGAAGATGTCCATGGGGCTGACCAAGGCCGATACCGAGCTGCGGGTCATGTGCGGTGAGGCGCTGGACATGCAGGAGGATGCGCTGGGCAGCGTGACCAGTACCGGTTCGCGCGCTTTCTGCGGCAAGAACTTCTGGAACAAGCTGATTGTTCACAAGTCGGTCAAAGAGACCTACCTCAACAGTCAGCAAGCGGCAGCGCTGCGTGGTGACGCCCGGGAAAGTTTCGAGTTCGGCGGCATCATCTGGGAGCGCTACCGTGGCAAGGTCGCCGGCGTGTCTTTTGTCCATGACGACAAGGCGCTGCTGGTTCCGGAAGGCGTGCCAGATCTGTACATCTCTGTGTTTGCACCGGCCGACTACATGGAAACGGTCAACACCCAGGGCATCCCGTACTACAGCATGATCGAGCCGCTGCCCTTCAACAAAGGTATGGCCGGTGAAGCACAGTCCAACCCGCTGCACCTGTGCACTCGACCGCGCTCCCAGATCCTGCTGGAACTCTGACCATGGGCTTTCGCGATCTGATCGCCGAGGTTGACGCGGTGGTGTTCGAAACGCTGGGCGACACCGCACGGATCGAGGGTCGCGAAGAGCCAGTGCTCGGCATGTTTGCCGCGCCCTGGCTGCAACCCAAGTTCGGCAAGCTCAACACTGGGTTGCGCGAGCCTCGCTTCGAGATCTGCGTCAGCGATTCGCAAGGTCTGGAACAGGGCATGCTGGTCAGCGTTGACCTGCCTGCCTTGGATGGCGGCGGCGACTACGACCTGATCCAGCTCGAACCGAGCGGTGACGGGCTGGTCGCCCTGATTCTGAGGTTGCGGCCGTGAGCGTCGGCAGCTATTTCAAACCCTCGGCCGGGGGCGGGATGATCTCTATCCAGTCCTCGGCCGCAGATTTTCAGGCGTTCCAGGACTTTGCCAAGGTGGTGCCGAAAGCGGCTGCTGCGGCGCATCGGCGCGCAATCAACAAGACGTTGGGCTGGTTGCGCACGCACATTGCCAGAGCCGTCAGCCGGTCAGAGCGCATTGCCGTAGCGGCGGTGCGTCAGCGGTTGCGCAGCTATCCGGTTTCCGGCGGTGCCGCGAGCGGCAAACTGTGGTTCGGGTTGAACGCCATCGAATCCAGCCGGATCGGCCGGGCGCGGCAGACCGGGAGAGGTGTGTCGGTGGCGGGGCGGCGTTACGAAGGTGCCTTTCTCAAGAAGGTCTACGGCAACAAGCCCGACATCTGGATTCGCACAGCCTCCAAGCATTTCAACGGGGACGACTACCCGGACAGCACGGTGTCCCCCGGTCGCGGGCCGAGTTCGGGTTGGGTCGCCGAAAACGGCAGTCGTTTCCCGCTGGCCAAGGCCAAGGTGTCGCTGGAGCAAGCCCGGCCGCATTTCGACAGCTGGGTCAAAAAGGCAGATGAGCGTCTGCTGGAGATTCTCAAGCAGGAACTCAACTTTGAGCTGCAGAAATACCTTAAGAGGATCGGCAATGTCTGAAGAACCGTTCAGCCTGGACCAGTTTTATAGGGCGGTAGAACAGCATCTTCGTACCCACTTGCCTGGCGTGCAAACCGTCACAGCCTGGCCAGACATTAAGGATCGCGTGTTGCTGCCAGCGGTGTTTCTGGAGGTGGCCGAGATCGAGCCGGGTAAAGATATCGGCACCGGCGAAACCTCGCTGGTGTGCAAGTTCGAGGCTCGGATCATTGTTGACCCGATCAAGGCGCACCATCATCAACAGGCCGTGCAATTGGCGACGCAGTTGGCGGTGCTACTGCGTTCTCAGACGTGGGGGTTGGCAGTTGAACCCGCCGAGTTTGTGCAATCGCTGCAGGACTGGACCCAGCCGCACCTGGATGGATACACGGTGTGGCTGGTGGAGTGGACTCAGCAGGTTTATCTCGGCCTTGAGGAATGGCCGTGGCCGGACGAACCGCCGGGGTCGTTGGTGTTTGAAGTCGATCCGGGTGACGGGCAATTCAGGCCGGAGGATCTGCCGTGAGTTACGCAAGCGCGCAGCATGACCGCATGATCGCGGGTGCGGTAAAGGCTTGCTACGTGGTCGCGGTGGATCTGTCCGCTTCGCCGCCGGTGTGTCGCGTCTCGGATGGCAGTGAATGGGTCAGCGCCTGGGTGCGGTGGCACAGCATCGCGGCGGGCAAGGCCAGACACTGGCGGGCGCCGTCCATGGGCGAGCAGGGCAGTTTGATCAGTCCCAGCGGTGACGTGTCACAAGGCACGTTTGTCCCGGGCCTGTATGGCAATGCCGGACCGCCGCCGGATAACCGTGACCATGTCGAGGTCTGGCGTTTCGATGATGGCGGCTCGCTGGTCTACGACTGGCAGGCCAAGTCTTACACCATCACCCTGCCGAGTGGCACGGTGGCGATCAAGGTCGGCGGCACGGACGTCGTCGTTACGGATAACGCGGTAACGGTGAAGTCGGGAATGATTGATCTTGAAGCGACCGTGAATATCAAAGGGCCTGTCAATATCGACGGCGCGTTATCCGTAACGGGCAACATCGACGGCGCTGGCAACATCATGGCCGTCGGCAACAGCGACAACCACCACAAGCATTAACCCAAACATTCATCCAGCCCGCCAAGTGCGGGCTTTTTCATGCCTGGAGAACCACATGGCCAAGATCGATATGACCTCAACCGATGCGCAAACGTCCTCGGAACCGGCATTGTCATCCTCAACTTACTCATCGCCTGAGTCCTTGAAATTCCGCGACAAGCTCTACACGTCGCGACTGGTGATCGTGCCCGGTACCGACCGTTCCTATCTGGTGGAGAAGGCGGCGGTCGTGGTGCCGGCCTCCGACATCGAGGCGGTCAAGTTCCTGAAAGCCAGTGAAGAATACGAGCCGTTCAAGGAGTGACATCGATGATCGGAATGGATCGCCAGACCGGCCTACCCATATCCGGCATCGAGCATCTGCGGCAATCCATTGCCGACATCTTGAGCACGCCGCTGGGCAGTCGCCGGCACCGCATGGAGTACGGCAGCAAGCTGCGGCGGTTTGTCGATTTGCCCGTTAACGAGGGCTGGAAAAGCGCCGTACAGGCTGAGGTCGCCCGCGCTTTGGAGCGCTGGGAGCCACGTTTGAAGCTCGACCAGGTGCGTGTCCTCTCCGTCATTGATGGGCAAATCAATCTGCAAATCGTCGGGACGTACCTGGGCGACAGCGTCACGTTGGAGGTGGCCGCATGAGTACCGTAGATCTGTCGTCGCTGCCAGCGCCGACCGTGCTGGAGCCTCTGGACTTCGAAGAGGTTTATCAGGACGGGCTGAGCGTGTTTCGCGGGTACATGGGCGGCAACTGGACCGCCGCGCTGGAAAGCGATCCGGTGGTCAAGGTGCTTGAGGTCGGGGCTTACAACAAGGTCGGCAACCGCGCTCGAGTCAATGACGCCGGCAAGGCGCTGTTGCTGGCACATGCCATTCGCGGCGACCTCGATCACTTGGGGGCCAACGTCAATCTGACACGCTTGGTCATTCAGGCCGAGGATCTGCTGGCGGTGCCACCGGTGCCCAGGGTCATGGAAGACGATGATCCGTTTCGCGAGCGCATCCAGTTGGCCTATGAGGGCTTGACCACGGCCGGCCCGCGTAACAGCTACATCCTGCATGCGCGTAACGCCTCAGGGTTGGTGGCAGACGCCACGGCCGAAAGTCCGAAGCCATGTTATGTCACGGTCACGGTGCTGGGCCTAGACGGAGAAGGCGAAGCGCCGCCGGAGCTGCTGGCAACAGTGGCCGCCGCTCTGAATGACGATGATGTCCGCCCGGTTGGAGATCGGGTGACTGTGCAGAGCGCGCAGGTGATCCGTTACGAGATTGACGCCATTTTGCACATGGCCAGCGCCGGTCCAGAAGCGGATGCCAGTTTGGCCGAGGCGAAAAGCCGCTTGGCAGCCTGGATCAACCCACGCAAGCGGCTGGGCGTCGAGGTCGCCCGCTCCGCTGTCGACGCCCAGTTGCACGTTGCCGGCGTTGCCCGAGTCGAGTTGGTCGGGTGGCAGGATCTGGCTCCGACCAAGGCGCAAGCGGCGTTCTGTACGCGGTACAACTTGAGGCTGGCGGGTTGATATGAAAAGTCTCCTACCGCTCAACAGCACTCAACTGGAACGGGCCATGGAGGCCGCGTTTTTCGAAAAGACCATTGTCCCTCTGCGCGACCTCTACAACGCGGATACCTGCCCGGTGCATTTGTTGCCGCACCTGGCATGGGCGTGGTCAGTGGATCGCTGGGACTACCGCTGGACGGAAGCAACCAAGCGCGCGGCCATCAAGGCGTCGTACTACATCCACAAGCACAAAGGCACCATCGGCGCGTTGCGCCGGGTGGTCGAGCCGCTTGGCTACCTGATCGAGATTGTCGAGTGGTTCAACACGGTGCCCGAGGGCGTGCCGGGTACATTCGCGCTGAAGGTCGGGGTGCTGGATACCGGCATCACCGAAGAAATGTATCAGGAGCTTGAGCGCCTGATTGACGATGCCAAGCCCGTCACCCGGCAACTGACCGGGCTGGCGATCAGCCTGGAAACGGAAGGCGATTTGAATATCGCTGTGTCCCTCTATGAAGGCGACGAAATCGACGTTTACCCGCCCGTCATGCGTGACATTGAGGTCACTGGCAGCTTTGGCGTGGTCGGCCGCGAACACACCATAGATACCCTGGACGTTTATTATGATTGATGCGAATTCGCAGTTTTTCGCGATCCTTACCAATGTGGGGATGGCCAAACAGGCGAACGCCGACGCGCTCGGCATTCCCTGGCTGATCACGCAAATGGGCGTGGGGGATGCCAACCCAAACGGGCTGGCGGACCCGCCGAACCCAGTGCCGTCGGCCAGTCAAACCAAGCTGCTCAACGAGTGGCGCCGTAAGCCGCTTAACCAACTGAAGATTGACCCGATCAACCCGGCAGTGATCATCGCCGAGCAGATCATTCCAGCCGATGAGGGCGGTAAGTGGATTCGCGAAATCGGCCTCTACGATGCGGACGGCGATATGGTGGCGGTGGCCAACTGCGCGCCAAGCTTCAAGCCGATGCTGTCGCAAGGATCGGGCCGCACGCAAATCGTGCGGATGAACTTCATTGTCACCAGCACCGGCAACATTCAGCTCAAGATTGACCCGTCGGTGGTGCTGGCTACGCGTGAGTACGTCGACGCAAAGATTCTGGAAGAGTTGTACAAGCTCGACAGCAAGCAGTCGGTGCGTGTCGCGACAACGGCCAACATTGCGCTGACGGGGCTTCAATCCATTGACGGCGTGGCGCTGGCTGTCGGTGATCGGGTATTGGTGAAAAACCAGAACGCCGCCAAGGACAATGGCATTTGGGTTGCGGCAGCGGCAGGTTGGTCGCGCGCGGCAGATGCAGACTCGAATACCGAGGTAACCTCGGCGCTGTTGGTATCGGTCGAGCAGGGCGCAACATTGGCCGACACGCGCTGGCAGTTGATCACCGACGGGGCGATTGTCCTGGGCACCACGGCGCTGGTGTTTCAGAACATCACGCAAGGCTTTGCGCCTCTCAAGTCCCCGGCATTTTTGGAGGCTCCAACTGCCCCGACGCCGGTTAAGTTTGATAGCAGCAAGTTGCTTGCTACGACGGAGTTTGTACAGCACTCAATTGGGAGTTATACGGACTACTTAGAGCTTAGCGTTAGCACGGTGTTGACGGCTACTGATGTTGGCAAAGTGATCAAATCGGGTGTGGTCGATGTAACACTTCCAGCGCTAGCCAGTGTGCCCAATGGAGCCTCTATCCTGATCCGTACTGGCCAAGGTGGTCGGTTGTTGGTTCAGGCAGGGGATCAGTTGTTTAGCCAAGTCGGCCCGCTTGCTACCCCGCATGTAACTGTGCAGCCGCAAGCTTTCCTCATCGTCAAGGTGGGAACCGCTTGGCAGATCCTTTCTGGCGATGGGGCGTTGCCTTCTTCTGCGTTGTTTGCGTCTTCGCTTGCGCCTTCTGCTGTTAGTCAGCAACTGCCCGGCTTGATTATAAAGGCGGGGAATATTGCCAACATTTCCACCGCGGCAACCATTCCGCTGACGTTTCCGGTGTCGTTTCCGAATGCCTGTGTTGCCCTGGTGCTTACACCATGGTCAACCGGCGGCAGTGCGTACTCGCATAATGGACGAGACAAGTCGGGCGCCACCATTTCCCGAGTGGCTAACGCCAATTTCTACTTTGACTACATCGCTATCGGGTATTAAGCATGGGCAAGTTTTATAGTCGTATCGATGCTGGCCGTGGTGGTTTTTTTGACTCGGACACTCATGGGGAATTTGGAAGTCCGGGCTGTACCATTCCAATCGGAGCCAAAGAAATCACTGATGAGCTTCACGCGGATCTAGTAATTGCCCAGAGTGTGGGAAAGTTGATTGTCCCTGATTCTGATAGTTATCCGATCGCGATAGATCCGCCGCCTCTGGATGCTGAATCGCTGGCCGAGGCAGAGCGCGATTGGCGTGATGGGCAATTGGCGCTGACCGATCCGTTGGTTTCGCGCCATCGCGACGAGGTCGAGGAAGGCGGGTTGACCTCGATCACGCCCGAGCAATATGCCGAGCTGCAGGCCTACCGTCGGCAGTTGCGCGACTGGCCACAAGGTGTGCAATTCCCGCTGATCGACTATCGCCCGATCGCGCCGCCCTGGCTGATCGAGCAAACCCAATAAACGCCCCGCACTGACGGGGCGTTTTCTTTTCCGTTACGCGTAACACGAACACCCTCACAGCCTCGCTTATGCGGGGCTTTATCGTTTCTGGAGACTGACCCTTATGAGTTTTTTCCACGGCGTCACGACCACGTCGGTCGACACTGGCGCGCGCACCATCTCGCTGCCGTCTTCGTCGATCATCGGTCTGTGTGCCACCTTCACCCCGGGCGTTCTCGGCGGCGGCACGGCCAAGGCCGGCGAACTGAAGTTGATCACCACCGAGCGCGAAGCCATTGCCGCCTTCGGCGCCGATTCGGCAATCACCAAGGCCTGTCAGGCGATCTACGTCAAAGCCAAGGCGGTGATCGTCGCCGTCGGCGTGGCGAAGCTGGAAGACCCTGCGCTGCAAACCTCGGCGATCATCGGCGGCGTGCTGGAGTCGGGGCAGCGTACTGGCTTACAGGCGCTGCTCGACGGCAAGAGCCTGTTCAATGCTCAGCCGCGATTGCTCATCGCCCCGGGCCACACCGCGACTCAGGCGGTGGCCACGGCGCTCGATAGCGTGGCGCAGAAGCTGCGCGCTATCGGCATCATCGACGGCCCGGGTACGACCGACGAGGCCGCTATTGCCTACGCCGAGAACTTCGGTAGTCGCAACCTGTTCATGGTCGACCCGGGCGTCAAGTATTGGGACACCATCACCAGCAAGACCGTCGACGCGCCCGGTTCGGCTTGGGCGGCGGGACTGTTTGCCTGGACGGATGCTGAATACGGCTTCTGGGCTTCTCCATCGAACAAGGAGTTGACCGGCATCACCGGTACCGGTCGCGCGGTCGAGTACCTGGACGGCGACGAGACCTGCCGGGCTAACCTGCTCAACAACGCCAATATCACCACGATCATTCGCGACGACGGTTACCGTCTGTGGGGCAACCGCACGCTGTCGAGCGATCCGAAGTGGGCGTTCGTTACCCGCGTTCGCACGCTGTTCATCCTCATGGACGCTGTGCAGGCCGGGCACAAGTGGGCGGTTGACCGCTCGATCACCAAGACCTACGTGACCGATGTCACCAACGGTCTGGATGCATTCATGCGCGACCTGAAAGCCCAGGGCGCAATCATCAACTTTGAAGTGTTCCCCGACACCGAACTGAACACGGCCAGCCAGATCGCCCAGGGCAAGGTGTATTGGCGCATCCGTTTCACCGACGTGCCGCCGGCAGAGAACCCGAATTTTCTTTTCGAAGTCACCGATCAGTGGATGACCGAAGTGCTTGAAGCAGCCTAAGGGGGCGTAACCAATGATTCCTCAGACTTTGTACAACACCAACCTGTTCGTCGACGGCGTGAACTTCTCCGGCGACGTGCCGAGCCTGACGCTGCCCAAGCTGACCACCAAGACCGACGAATATCGTGGGGGCGGCATGGCTGGCCCCATCGAGATGGATCAAGGGCTGGAAAAAATGGAAGCCTCGTTTGTCACCAAGGGCGTGCGCCGCGAGTCGCTCAAATACTTCGGTCTGGCTGACGGCACGGCGTTCAACGCCACGTTCCGAGGTGCCTTCAAGGGCCAGAAGGGCGCGGTGACAGCGGTCGTTGCCACCCTGCGCGGTCGTCTCAAAGAGGTCGATCTGGGTGACTGGAAAGCCGGTGATGCTGCAGAGATCAAACACGCCGTTGCGGTCACGTACTACAAGCTCGAAATCGACGGGCGCCTGATGTACGAAATCGACATGGTCGCCGGCATTCAGGTGATCGACGGCAAAGACCAACTGCTCGAAGTGCGCAACGCGCTCGGCCTGTAAGGAATAGATCCAGATGACTCAAGCAATCGCTCAAAACCTGCCGGCCTGGCTGTCGCTCAGCGCGCACGGCGCGGTCGTGACGCTGACCCGGCCAACCAAAGCCAACAGCATCGACGTCGAGATGTTGAACCTGCGCAACCCGACCGTGCGTGAAGTGCGCGCGGCTGATCGTGCTGCCAACGGCGATGATGAACAGCGCGAACTGATGCTGTTCGCCGGTCTCGCCGAAGTCGGACTGAAGGATCTGGAAGGCCTCAAGCTGACGGATTATCGCCGCGTGCAAACGGCGTATTCGCACCTGGTACCGAAAACCGATTATTCGGACTCGATGCCGGCGTGGTTGTCGCTGACCACCGATCAGGTGCTGGTAACGCTGTCGTGTCCGAGTGAAATCAACGGCGTGACCGTCGACAAGCTGGCCTTGCGTTCGCCGACTGTGGGCGACGTGCGGGCGGCTAACCGTGAAGTGGGTGGCGATGATGAGCAGCGCGAGCTGGTGTTGTTTGCTGCATTGTCCGGTGCGCGTGTGGCGGATCTGGAGGGGCTGAAGCTGGTGGATTTTAACCGCTTGCAGGCCGGCTATTTTCGCATGGACAACGACGACGGGCTTTAACCCCAGCGTTATCAAGTCGGCGGCGAAACGTCTGGCGGCGGAAACCGGATTTTCCGCCGCTGAGATCCAGTCGATGCCGTTCGCGGATATGGTGTGGTGGCTCACGGATTGAGCCGCCATCGGTAGTGCTGGGCACATGAGGGCCACGACATGGCAAACAAACTCGCCCTCGGGCTGGTGATCGGCGGTGCCGTCAGTTCCACGGTCGGCGCCGCGTTCAAGGATGTGACCGGGCGCATCAAGCGCCTTGAGGCAGAAGGCAACAAAGCGCGCGTGCTGCAGCGCACGATTGGCGACACCATCCGCCTGCGTGAAGAATGGAAAAAGGCTCACGACACCGGCGCGGCCGGTGCGTCCAAATTACTCAGCCGTTTGAACTCGAACCTCGACAGCTTGAAAAAGCAGGGGGTCGAGGTCGGCCGGCTGGAAAAAGCCTATCGCTCGATGGGGCAGACGGCCAACAAAGCCGAGCTGAAAGCCAAGGGTCATCAGCAGATTGATTCTGGCGTAAAGGGCATGAAGGGCGCCGTCGGTGCGGCGGTGGTCGGTGTCGGTGCCATGGCGGTGCCGGCCAAGGTCAGCGCTGATTTTGGCGCGATTGTCCGTGACATCGCGATCAAGGCCGGCATTGCCAACAAGCCGCAAGAGCAGGAGATGTCGCGCAAGATCATCGACACGTCACGCGATACCGGCATGGCGCGCAACGATGTGGCCGACGTGGTCAATCAGTTGGTCGGCGCCGGTATGGACTTGAGCAAGGCGCTGGAATACGCGCCTGTCGCGGCCAAGTTTGTCGTGGGGCAGGGATCCAGCGGCGTCGACACGGCGAAGATGATCAACGCCCTAGGGCAGAACGCCAAGATCACCGACCCCAAGCAGATGCAGCAGGCGCTGGAAGCGATCGCCTACCAAGGTCAGGCGGGCAGCTTTGAAGCGGCCGACATGGCCAAGTGGTTCCCGGAACTGCTGGCCAACATGGCCAGCAACGGAATCACCGGCTTGGATGCGGTGACCCAACTGGGTGCCATGCTGCAGGTCCAGATGAAACAGGCCGGCAGTTCGGACGAGGCGGCCAACAACCTGAAAAACTGGATGGGCAAAATCGGCTCGACCGACACGGTCAAGGCTTACGAAAAAGCCGGGATTGATTACAAGGGATCGATGCAGACCGGTTTGCAAAACGGCATGTCGACGCTTGAGACCAGCATGTCGCTGGCTCAGAAATACATTCAGGCGACCGATCCGAAGCGTGCGGCGGCCATGGCCGAAGCGACGTCAAAAATCAGCAAGGAAGCCAATCCCGATAAGGCCAAGGCCATGATGGCCTCGCTGGAAGAATCCCTGCGCACCGGCGACCTGTTCGCCGACATGCAGGTCAAGGCCGCACTGTCGGCCTACATGCAGAACAAGGCGCTGTACAGCCAGCTCAAAAACGATTCGCGTGACGCGACCGGGATCCTCGACAAGAACCTCGCCGAGCGGCGCGAGTCGTCATCGCAGAAATGGGCGGAAATGGCCCAGTCGATGGATGACGCCATGCGCAGCATCGGCGATGCCCTGCGGCCGGTGACGGACACCGTGGCCGAGTCGTTGACCAAGGTGACTAAAGGCATTACGTCGCTGACGGATAGCGCGCCCGGGGTGGTTGCCGGTATCGCCACGGTCGGGGCGGGGCTGATCGCCTTAAAAGGTATCTTCAGCACGATCAAGATCAGCAAGGGGCTGCTAAACCTTGCGCGTGGGTCGCGCGGTGGCAGGAATGGGAGCGAAGCCCCAAATAAAAACACCGGAGAACTTGATCTGGTAGCGACTGGCCTGGATGTTGTTTCGCGGGTGAAGGACGCGGCAGCAGGCGGTGGCCTTGGTGCTGAAAGTGGTGCAGGTAACGACGGCGTCAAGAAGGTTTTCGTCGTCAATGCCGGCGCTATGGGTGGCGGTGTGGATGCGTCGGGCGAATCGCGCCGACGTGGACGTGGATCAAGGCGAAGCGCTCGGCGCCGGTCGTTGCCGAGTTCGAGAGGTCCTCGCCCATCTGTGCCTCATCCACCTGTTCCGGTTTCACGTCCCGCTGTTTCGATCCCGGCGCCATCAGTCCCTTCCGTTCCAAGTGGGGCATTGTCCAAGCTTGGCGTCGTCGCCGAAACCGTCGGTAAGGTCAGCAAGGCGGCCAAGGTCATTCCTGGCGGCACGCTGCTGGAGTCCGGCGCGATGGCGCTTGAAACCTTTCAAAACGCCAAGACCAAGGACGAAAAAGCCGAAGGTTACGGTTCGGCTGCCGGCAACCTAGCCGGCACCATGGCCGGTGCAGCAGCAGGCGCCGCCATTGGTTCGGTTGTGCCGATCATCGGCACCGCGATCGGCGGCATGATCGGTGCTTACCTGGGCAGTCAGGGCGGTGCGGCGCTGGGCGGGTCGTTGGGTAAGTCGCTGTTCGGCGGTGAGGATGAAAAGCCCGAACAAACGGCAAAGGCGCCGGTGCCGACCACGCCGCTCATGATGGCATCAGCGACGCAGCAAGGCCCGGTGCTGGGGGATGTCGCGCGCTCGATGGCAGTGACGGCGCCGCTCAAGTCGGCGGCGATGGCCATCCAGCCCAAGGAGGCGGCGAAGCCGGAGCCGGCCAAGGTGGATCAAAAGTTTGAGTATTCGCTGAGCATGCCGGTCACGGTAGAGGGGGATGTCAAAGATCCCCAGCGCCTGGCGCAGGATCTCATGCCGCACATGCAGCGAATGATGGCGGATGCGGCGAGGAGTAACGCCGCCAAGCTGTACGACGAACCCCATGTCTAAGGAGGTTTCATGGCTTACATGGAGCAGATGCAATCAAGTCTGAAGTATCTGGTGGATGCAGCGGAAACCGGGAGGCGCAGTGCCGACGGCATGCTGACCCCGGTCAACGGTGCGATCCGCGAACTGACCGGCGCCGCGTCCAAGCTGGAAAACATCCCGTTTGTCGGCCCGGCCATCGGCGCCAAACTTCAGCGGGTGATGCGCGGCGTCGACGCGGCTCAAGCCAAGGTCGGTCAGGTGGTAGCGGTGTACGGCCGCGCCACCCGGGCGGCGGCTGAAGTGCAGGATCGGCTGGGCACATTGAAGGAACAGGCGGGCAAGGCGGCCACGGCGATCAATAACGTTGCCGGCAAGGTCAGTCCGTCGCTGGCCAACATCGTGCCCACCAGTTCCTTTGCCGTGGAGGCCACGCCGGCGCCGGAGGCGGTGAAGCCGTTCCCGCATCTGATGATCATTCAGCCGCGCGATCCGAAGATTGAGCCGTATTACTTCAACCTGGACACGGCAGCGTTCGACGAACTGAGCCGTTCGACCGAATTCCGCTGGGCTTCGCAGGAGCGGCTGACGCGCCGGCCGGCGAAGCAGGCCATCGGTATGGGCGATGAAAAGTTGACGCTCAAGGGCACCATCTATCCGGGCTTCAAAGGCGGTTTAAAGCAGCTCGACACGCTGCGTTCCATCGGGGCTAGGCTGCAGCCGCTGACCCTGACCACGGGCTATGGCGAGGTGATCGGGACGTGGTGCCTGAAAAACATCAACGAGGAACAGTCCGCACTGCTGCACGGCGGGATTGCCCGCAAACAGGGTTTTACTTTGGAGTTTGAGCGCTATGGCGACGACATGCAGGACGTCTGACGGCGACATGCTCGATGTCATTTGCAACAACGTTTACGGCCATCTGAATGGCAGCGTCGAGGCCGTGCTCGATGCCAATCAGGGGTTGGCCGATGAGCCTCAGCCGTTCCGGTTGGGCGTGATCATCGTCCTGCCGGATCTGCCCAGCCCGACCAATGAAGGCGTCAGCTTGTGGGATTGACCCGGGGAGAGGCCTTCGCCGGCGCCGCGTCGCGTTACGCGTAACGACACCTTGTTTTTCTGGCCCGCCTTGTGCGGGTTTTTTATTGGAAAAAAACCATGACTCCGATATTTCGCATTGTCGCCGATGGCGCCGATGTTACGGCCAAGATCAATGATCGGCTGTTGTTGCTGCGTACCTCTGACAAGCCGGGCATGGAGTCCGACGAGTTTGAGTTGCGTATCGACGACCGTGATGGGCAAGTGCAATTGCCACGGCGTGGCAGCTCAATCGAGATTTACCTGGGGTATGCCGAAACGACCTTGGCGCGCATGGGCAGTTACACCGTGGACACGCTTGAGGTGTCAGGCCCGCCGGATACCATCGTGATCAAGGGTAAGGCCAGCGACATGCGTGGCAGTGGCAAGACCATCCGTAGCGGAAGCTGGGAAGACGTGCCGCTGTCGAAGATCGTGGCTGACGTCGCCGCGCGCAATGGCTGGACGCCGGTTTGCCCGGTGTCGACCAAGGTCGCCCGTATCGATCAGCTCAACGAGTCCGATTTTAACTTCATCACCCGGCTGGCCAAGCAATACGACTGCACCGCCAAGGTCGCCGACGGCAAGCTGTTGGTGATGCCGCGCCAGGGTGGACAGACTGCCAGCGGCAAAGCATTTGGCGCTATCACCTTGACTCGACGCGACCTCAGCCGTTGGCAATTCAGTCTCGGTGATCGCAACTCACACAAGGCGGTGGCCACCAAGCACCAGGATAAAAAGAACGGCAAGCTGGAGGTGGTCACCATCGACAATGATGATGCGCCGGACGGCCTGCCGGCCGTGCATACCGACCGCCATATCTACCCCAACAAGACCGCTGCTGAAGCGGCGGCCAAGGCCCGTCTGTCAGCATTCAACCGCTCGACCGCCGATGTGCGGTTGGAGATGCCCGGCCGAACGGACATCTTCGCCGAGCGTCCCATCATCGCTCAAGGTTTCAAGGTTGGGCTTGATGGCGAGTACCTGGCGGATTCGGTCGAGCACGTGTTCACCCAGTCCGGCTGGTCGACCACGGTCGAATGCAATGCCGGCAAAGCTGGTAAATCCAAGAGCAAGAAAAAGAAAGAGGCTAAACCACCCCTCAAGGTGGTGACCATCGAGAAACAGTAACCGCATCCCATCGCCGCTTGAGTGCGGCTTTTTTACATCTGGAGTTTTTATGTCGCTCACTCAGCAGCAGTTGCTGCGAATCCTCCCCAACGCCCGCCCAGTCGCGGGCGTTTTTGTACCTGTCCTGAATACAGCAATGCAGCGCTACCAAATTGTCGGTAGCAAGCGTGTTGCCGCGTTTATCGCCCAGATCGGCCATGAGTCTGGCCAACTGCGCTACGTCCGGGAGATCTGGGGACCGACTCCGGCTCAAACGAAATACGAGGGTCGAGCGGATCTGGGCAATACCCAATCCGGTGACGGTTCGAAGTACCGTGGACGCGGCCTGATTCAGATCACCGGCCGAGCGAACTATGTGGCGTGCGGCGAGGCGCTGGGCCTTGATCTGATCAGTTTCCCCGAGCTGCTCGAGTTGCCACAGCATGCCACTATGTCAGCGGCATGGTTCTGGAAACAAAATGGGCTGAACGACTTGGCTGACCGTGACCAGCTCAACACGATCACCCGCCGAATCAATGGCGGATTGAATGGCTTGCAGGATCGACTGGATATCTGGTCGCGTGCGCGGGCGGTGCTGGCGTGATCGCCGTACCGTGGAAAGCGGTCGGTGCGGTGTTGCTAGTGCTTAGCGGCGCCGGCAGTGCCTGGCAGTTTCAGGACTGGCGCTACGGAAAGCAGTTGGCGGAGCAATCCCAACTGCACGCCGAAACCCTCAATCAACTGACCCAAGCCGCAGCTTCCGCGCAGCAGGCCGAGCAGGACAAGCGTCTGGCGCTCGAGCAGCGGCTGGCGGCCAGTGAGAAAACCCACTTCAGGAAAATGAGCGATGCCCAACGTGACCAAGATCGCTTGCGCGATCGCCTTGCCACTTCTGATCTGCGGTTGTCAGTCCTCCTCGACGCGGATTCAGCCGGTGGCTGTTCAGTGTCTGCCGCCCCCGGCGCCGGCGGCGTGGATCATGCAGCCGTACGCGCCCAACTTGACCCGGCGCATGCTCAACGAATTGTCGGAATCACCGACGCCGGCGACCAAGGACTGATTGCACTGGCGGCGTGCCAAGCTTACGTCAGGGACGTGGCGCGATGA